CCCCCCCAAAAAAAAATTTCATAAACTTCGACGGGTGGCCGTCAGACCTTTGGAGGCAGACTCCTATCTGCTCTGCATGCGAACGACGCATGCAACTTGCTCTCGAACGGAAAATATATGACGCTGCCTTCACCTCGGGAGACCTTTCGTCTACGGGGTGTTTTCTACCGCATGTTCGAAGACCGTGTCCAGGCGCTTCCGGTACGGTGACTTTCTGCTCCCCGTGGGGCGGCGAGCCGGTACGGGGCGCCTGACGCAGCTTCTGGAGAAGGTGGAGGTCTTGGAATTCGTTAAGCAATAGCGATCTCGAAGCTACGGGTATCCCTGAACCTGAAGATCGACTTCGCGCCGTCGCCGCGGTCGGGCTGTGAAAGCTATTGCAGCCGAACTGCGGGAGTGGGATAGGGCAGGCGTTCGGGGAATATCCTGTTTTGGGCTTGGGGACGTAAGCTGTATCTTGCATTTCAATGCGTTTAGAAAGTTCATCTACACCGCTTGTTGAGTCTTTGCTATTATTTTCTTGATTGTCCGACTTCGGAGGGGCGATTGCTCTCTGTCAGGGCAAGGCTTTTGAGAGTAACTCAAAATGGAGCTGGTACGGCTGAAAATCCCGAATTATGGAAAAGCGGCAAATGTGTGCGAATAATTCTTGGAAAAACGGCATGAATACCCTATATTCGTATTGGAAAAACGGCAAACAGGGCCATGTAGGTCAGCCGACAGCCTTAATATAAGTCAGTTATGCTCAAGAGGAAGATAGACGACTACATCCGGAATTATTATGAAACGACCCGTAACGCACTGCTCGTTACCGGCGCACGGCAGACAGGCAAGACGTATTCGATCCGTCAGTTCGGCAAATCGTTCAAAAGTTTCGTCGAGATCAATTTCATCGAGATGCCCGAAGCGGTGGAGCTGTTCAAGGGGGCGAAAAGCAGCGGCGATATGCTGCTGCGCTTGTCCGCCCTGACCTCCGTACCGCTTATCAAGGGGGAAACGCTCGTCTTTTTCGACGAGGTGCAGGAGTGTCCCGAGATCGTTACGGCGATCAAGTTCCTCGTGGACGAAGGGTCGTACCGTTATATCCTCAGCGGCTCGCTGTTGGGGGTGGAGTTGAAGGACCTGCGTTCGGAACCAGTCGGATATATGGGGGTTAAGGATATGTACCCGCTCGATTTCGAGGAGTTCATTTCATGCGTAGGCATCAGCGATGCCGTGATTGGGGCGTTGCGCGAAGCGTGGAAGCGCCGCGAGGCCGTCGATGAGTTCGTTCATGGCAAGATCATGGAGCTGTTCCGGCTCTATCTCGTCGTGGGCGGTATGCCGGCCGCCGTGAGCAAATACATCGAGAGCAATAATCTTCAGGAGGTCATGACCGTACAGCAGGACATCATCCGCCTGTACAAACGGGACATCGCCCGGTACGACCCGGACAACAAACTCTATATCGAGGAGATTTTCAACCTGATTCCGCCCGAGCTGAATGCCAAAAACAAACGCTTCATTCTGAAGAGGCTGAACGAACACGCGAAATTCGACCGGGTCGAGAGCAGTTTCCTGTGGCTGACCAACGCTGGTGTGGCGTTGCCGGTCTATAACGTGGAGGAACCGAAGGTCCCGCTTTTGCTGAACCGTTCGCGCAACCTGTTCAAGCTCTTCCAGAGCGACGTGGGACTGTTGGCCAGCCAGTATGCCGGAGGTATCCAGTTGCGCATTATCAACGGAGACAAGGACATCAATTTCGGCTCCGTCTATGAGAATGCCGTCGCGCAGGAGCTGGCGGCGCACGGTATCGCCACCTATTATTACAACAACAAGAAACGGGGCGAGTTGGATTTCGTCATCGAACTGGGCGGTAAGGTTCTGCCCATCGAGGTAAAGTCGGGCAAGGACTACGAGACGCACCGCGCCCTGTCCAACATTATGGATTGCGGCCAGTACGACTTGTCCGAGGCTGTCGTATTCAACAACGCCAATCTGCGGGTGGCCGGCAAAATCGTCTATGCACCCGTCTATATGGCAATGTTCCTCGAAAAGGACGATACGGCTCCGACTTTTTACAAGGTAGACCTGACAGGGTTGTAAACCGGTAGCACGAATTGCATTGCCCCCCCCCAATGGTCGCAAGACGCAAACAGCCCGGAATTTTCAGATTCCGGGCTGTTCTTTTACCGGTGTATGGCGCTCCGTTCCGCCGTCTCAGTCCGGTATTCCTCCATCCCGTTCAGCCTTTCGACTGCCTTTTGCAGGTTGGCTTCCGGCGTGGCGTTGTGGTCGTAAGGAAAACGGTGCCGCACGGTCCATTCGCTATCGGCGGCCGGTCCTGTGTCGAGCGAATCGGTTTCCCTATTATACCTGACACGGAGTACCTCGCCGCCGGGCATCTCGAATGCCGGCGCTTTCTGCCGCGACAAGGCGTCGAACTCTTCCGCCGCCATATCCTTGGCCACCTCCTTCACGTCTTCGCTGGCACGGCCGATGCCGTAACGCCGGATGTGGTCGCGCACCTCCTGTTCCGTGTGTTTCTGCATGACGTCGTAGGTTCCCCCGACGCTGCCGTTGTACACCACGGCGAAGTCCTTGTCCTCTGCCACGAGCTCGTCGCCCCCGTTCCGCAGGAGCGTAGCATAGGTATGTTCCTCGTCCATGCCGCTGCCGTCGCAATACTCTTTGGCAAGCGTCAGTATGCCTTCGTAGTCGCCCTTGTCTCTCAGTTCGTCGAACTGCCTCGTGTCGTCGTCGAACTGGAGATAGGCCGCCGAGGCGTAGAAGGTCCTCTCCGGAGCGGCGACCCCGTTGTCCTGCCGTTCCTGCTTGCCGAGGTCCTGTTCCAGCTCCCGCGCTATCTTGTCCACCTTTTGGGTAATCAGGGACGCAGCCCGCTTCACGTCCAGCAGCGTCGTCTTGATAAATTGCGGCGATTCCTTCAGCTCGTCGAGCCATCCTTTCAGGTAGGCGCAACTGTCCTCCTTGATGTGCTTGGCCATGCCGTAACGCTGGGCTACCAGTGCGCTGCCGAGTTCGGCTACCAGCTCTTCTCGGGCATATTCAGGTACGCCGAAAGCTGCCGGTTTGAACCGGTCGAGCACGTCCTTTGCACCGGTCGAGTGCGTCATCTCGTGGAACAGCGTTCCGTAGAACGCCTCCCCGGACTTGAACTGCTCCTTTTCGGGTACGACGATTTCGTTCTTCGTGATGGAGTAATACGCCTGGTCCTGATGCTTCGGCCGGATGGGGCAGATCCAGAGGTCGTCCCGGATCATCGTATCGACCGGCGCGAAACTCAGATGTTCCCCGTCCTCGATTTGCGGCCGTGTGACCTCCTGCTCCAGCTTTTCCCACAGCTCCGGCCGCGCCTCCCGCAGGTTGGTCTGCGCCACGTTGAACACGCGGAACACCTGCATCTTCGGAAAGACGTTGTACAGTTCCTGCTCCTTTTCGGAGAGCTTTTTGTAGTCCTCGTATCTGATCTTTTCCTTCGTCTCCTTGTGTATGCAGGTAAACGTGGTCAGCATCACGGGGAACGACTTCTCTCCGCGCAGTATCGACACGCGGGGCAGCTCCTGCCCGTCCTTGCCGGGGGTATTGAGCCGCCGCACGCAGTCGAACGTGCAGAAACGGGGTATCGTGTACCCCTGTTTCTCGCAGTGCAACAGCAACATCAGCGCGTTCATGCCGTTGTATTCGCGGCCGTGCAGGTTGCGCGGCCACGGCAACGCCCCTTCGGTAAACCAGGGCTTGCGCCAGTCCTTGCGGATGCTCTCGATCTTTTCGATCATCATCTCCGCGAAGAGGTCCAGCGCCTTGTCCTCGCTGTTCGGGCCGTCGGCATTTCTTTTCCTGTAAGCTGCCATGTCCGTTACCTGTTGGCGTTATCCGGTTCCGCGACATACGGCGCGAGCTCTTCCGCCCGGCACGACAGGTCGGGTTTTCCGTTGTGTACCGCCACGCTCATCGCACCCTTGACCTCTACCCGCGCTCCGGGCTGCAACCACTCTTCGCGCCCGCGGTCGAAGCACAGGAACCGCACCCACTGGTACTCGAACCCGTCTTCCGTCTTCTCCGCGCTGAACGCCGAGAACACCGTGTAGGGCTTGCCGTTCTTGTCTTTTCGCTCTTCGATGTTTTTGCCCGCCTTCCCGCGGAAGGACATCTCGCCTTCGATGGCGTCCGCGGCGTCTGCCGCCGCCGGGACGATCCGGTCTGCGAAGAGGTTGAAATAGAGTCTTTCGCCCCTCCGTTTCAGGTACATCGTACCCGTGGCCTCTATGCGCGAGCCTTTGCGGTATCCCGCGGCCTCGTCCTGTCCGCCGTCCCGGCTTACGCCGATCTCTACCGTTTCGCTCTGCCCGTCCTTACCCTGGATGGCGACGCGGAGCGGGAAGGACAGGAACGTCTTCCCTTCCTTTCCAGTGCGCGAGGCCGCCTCCCGGCCGATCGTGCCGCACACCGTAACATTGCATTTAATCATGGTCTTTTCGTCTTTTAGTGATACACCTGCTACTTCCCGGATAACCGTGTGTCGTATTGATGTTGAACCGTTGAACCGTGCCCCCGGTCGGGAGCGCGTATCCTCCTGCAGGCTGTCCGTACGAGGGTCGTCGCCTGTGCGTCGGACTTCCTGCCGCTGGGTGCGGCCTGAGCCGCGAAAATCGCTTTTTTCATAGCGCATAACGTTTATTTGCATGTGTAATCCGCGAAATCCATCGCATTGAACAATCGCTTGTTGTTGCACCAGTAAGCCAGCCGCCACGCCTCCCGCGAAGGCTTCGTACCGCCCGTAAAATCGCGGTACGGCTGTGCGAAGGGCACGCAGCCCAATGCTTTCAGCTCCCGGATGCGCCGCAGCGCCTCGTCGATGTCGTCGCGCACCAGTACGTAGAAGAAGAGCTTGCGGGGCGGTATGCCGCACCTGCCGAGCAGCTCCACGGCCCGGTATACGTCGTCCCGCAGGGCGTTGGTGTCGTAGGCCATCCGCAGGAAGCGCAGCCACCGGACCCGTGCGAGCAGTTCCGCCACTTCCGGGTCGCGGGCTATGCGCCGCGCGTCGAGCCCTTGGTTGAAGTCCACTCGGATGCCCAGCCGGACGATCTTCCCGATCTGCACGAGACCCCAATCCGAGGCCAGCACGTTGTTGTCGAGCAGCACGGCCCGCCTGCGCCCGGCGAGGAACTCTTCGATGTCGGCATGGGGCCGGATGCCGCCCTCCTTGCGCGGCACCACGCACCACGGGCAGCGGTTGGGGCATCCGCGCGTGAGAAAGCCGTAGGCTTCACCCACGCCGTATAGCGAGTAATCGGGACACGTATGCTCGACCTCCTCCGGCAGCACCGTCGCATAGTCCCGGTATCCCGTTCCGCCGCGGACGACCTCGCAGGGGTACTCGTCCCGGCAGTCGGGCGAATGGGTAAAGACCTTCGACATATACACTTTGTCGTATCGCCCCGCCTCGGGATCGGCGAATTCTACCGTATCGCCCCGGGCTTTATGCCAGGCCGCGAGTTTCATCAGCACGAGGTTCGGGAAACCCCGCCCGTCCACATCCACCAGTCCGATCCGCATGGCTTACCGTTTTATGGAGCCGGATTCCCGTTCCAGCCGCACACGGGCTATGGCTGCATATTCGGGATTCGGCTCGATACCGATGTAATGCCTCCCGAGCCTTCGGGCGACCACGGCGGTCGTACCGCTGCCCAGAAACGGGTCGAGTACCACGCCTCCGGGCGGACACCCCGCCTCGACGGGCGTTTCCACGAGTTTCGTCGGATAGGTGGCGTAGTGCATCTCGTGGTTATTCTCGCTTGTGATCCGCCATACCGTCCTCTTGTTCCGACCCTTAGGATTGATCTCTTTCACTCCTGCCGGACAACCGTATTCCCTGTACCCTTTGCCCTTGGCTCTTTCGACATCGAAGCCTCTTTCGTAACGCCCACAGGTGGATTCGGCATAAGGCTCGAACTGCTGTCGGAAGTCGTATTTCGGGGCTTTCGTGAAGAAGAACACCTTCTCGAAATCCACCGTGAAGCGGTCTTTCACGGGGGTAGGAACGACAGAGGGCTTGTACCAGATGATTTCGTTGCGCAGTATCCAGCCCCGCAGGATCATCGTTTCGGCGAACAGCCCCGGAATATTACACAGCGACTTGTGGGGGACACGGTGCGCCGACAGGTCTACGCGCAGTTCTTTGAGGCAGTAGGCGTTCTTTCGGCCTGGATAGTCGTTCGGTCGGTTGTACTTGTTGAGCTTGCTGTACGAATCGCCGAGATTGACCCATAGTGTCCCCGATTTCTTCAGCACGCGGCGACACTCGTCGAAGATACTCACGAGGTGTTCTATGAACAGCTCGCGGGAGGGTTCCTGCCCCAACTGTCCCAGCCACCCGCCGCACAGACGACACACTCCGAATCCGTCGAACTCATGGCGGCATGTTCCGTTCCCGCCGAATAGTATCGGTGCGAGGCCGTAATCGCGGAGCTGCCAGTAGGGCGGCGAGGTCACGATACAGTCCACGCAGTCGTCGTCCAACCCTCGCAGAGCGGACAACGCATCCGTGTTGAATATTACGTCCGTTTGCATCGCCTTGTCGCTAATGTCCCGCTTCAGTCTCCGGCTGCGGCACGTTGTCCCACGGGGTGTCCTGCGGAATCTCGATCTCCGTTTGCTGGCGTTTCAGGGTTTCCGTCTCCGCCTCCTCGTACAGCTTGGCACAGGAGGCCAGCCCCGCTGCTGCGAGCACCATGAGGGCTGTTATCACTCTTTTTTTCATTTTAATCATTGTAAATTTGAGTTAAGACGAACAGTATGGAATAAGTCTGGGTTTTCATTGGTCTGCGAGACCGAAAACGATGTTTTATTTATGGGTTTCCGTTTCATGCTGTACATTATATACTGAAAAGAGATTGTATGTACTTTCGGTTAAAATCCGGGTCCCCGGTACCTGACCTCCGGCGCCAGAACGTTGTACGTGTATCCGGACGGGGGTTCGGAGACGGAGGTGACGGTCATGCCCCCTCCCTCGACGACCATGAACCCGTCGCGGGTGTAGTAACCGTCGATGTGGTAGATCGGCTGGCGCAGCATCTCCCGGCCGGCGTCGAACAGATATTGGCTCGTACCCCGCGCTCCGGCTTTCAGGGAGAGGGTGTAGGTGTCGGAATGACGCTCAGGACTGTACGGATCGTCCGTATAGACGCTGGTCCAGTAGTAGTTGAACGAGAGCTCCAAGGGTGCGGGCAGCGGCTCCGAGGCGACCACGGTAACCTTGACGATGCCCCGCAGCATCTGCTCGGAATCGCTGAGGTTCGTGCGTTCCACGCCGTAATCGTACATGACCGTGAAGTCGATCCGGTCGGCGGCCAGAAAGTTCACCGTGACCCGGCGTGCGAAAACCTGCCCGTAGCGGTCCGTGGAGTAGAACTCCAGTTCCACGGGCCCTTCCCTGTCCGAAGTGACGGCGATGTCGAAATACTCGTCGATCTCGTTCCCCGCCAGTCCGTAGTAGAATACGCCGGGGGGATCGGGCAGTCCGCCGCTGACGGAGACCTCGGCCTCCCCGGATATGAAGCGCCAGGCCAGGTCGAAGGTGTTGTCTGCATTGTTGCGGGCTGTGAAGCACAACCGGGTGGAGAAGGTCTGCCCGGCCTGTACCTCGCCTGCGGAGGGCGTGAGGGTCATGTCACAGGCGGCTACCCGTGCATCCTCCGGATTCGCCCCGCAGAGGGTGACGTTCAGCACGTAGGTCCTGTTGCGCCTCAGATTGAAGTCCGAGGTGCCGTTATCGCCCGGATAGACATGGTAGTAGACCGGCTTCCCTTCATAGAGCGTCGATATCCGGAATCCCGTCGCATCCTCCGGGGCATTCAGGTGTGTCCGCTCTTCCGGCGAGGCGATATGGGGAATTTCGCCCGCCAGGTTCTCAGGCAGGTAGTAAACCGCGCTGAAGGCGGACGTGCCGCACTCCTGCGGTGGCCAGTCGCCGAACTCGCCGACGGCATCCCCGGAAAAGCAGACGACGCCCGAAGGGACGCTTAACGGTTGTACCTCCAAAATATTCAACCGGCCGGCTATTTCTGGCGCAGTCTCTATGTCGAGCCGTACGCGGGCTGCGAGACGTTCGAGGGTCAGCGTAACGGAAGCGGGACCGGACACGTCCGTCTCCGTGCGGCCTGCCATCGGTAGCAGAAAGTCCGTATCGTCGGGGGCATGGGGAGGAATATCCGCGCGGAGAGCCTCTACGGCTTCGGCATCGAGCGTTCCGAGGTCGGAACCGTGGTTGGCGACGGCGTAGAGGCGCCACCGGCCCTGTGTAAGGGTAAGCGGTACGGTTTCCGCCCCGTGCAGGTAGCGGTGTTCGACAATACCCGTGAGGGTATGTACGGCCCACAGGTTCACATCGGCGATGCGGGACTCCTCCTCCGGAGTAAGGCCGCGCGTGAGGACGGCGGTCTGCGCTTCGGGAACACAGGTGACCGTAACGGTACATCCGCCGCTACCGGAAATAGGCATGGCCGGCGATTCATCCTGTATCTTGCAGCACGAGACGAGTCCCGGCAGCAGGAAAACCAGAAACAGAAAGATATTCGATTTTCGGTAAGTTCTCATCGCAAATCCTTTATTTGAACCACTCGTCCCTGTTCGTGCTCAGCACCGCCGTGCGGCCCCGGCCGCGGCTGTCGCATACCGTGAACTCGAAGTAGTTGTCCGTGGTGTTGTAGTTTTTCGTGCCTTCGTAGTTCGAGAAGGCGAAGATGACCACGGAGGTCCCGTTGCCCTTGTGTACCGTGATCCGCTCCCCGGGAGCGATGGGCTTGTACTCCCGCTGCTCTGCCGGCAGGGAAAAGATCATGTACTCCATCTTCCAGTCGGAGTGGAACGTGCCGGAGAGGGACCGGAACGACACGGCATACTCCTCCCCGGGGTCGCAGTTGTCGGTGACTATTTCCAGCTGGGAGTATGCTACGCGCGTGTTCCAGTAGAACCCGTCCCGGTAGTACCGCCCGCCGATCGAGAGCTTCCGGCCTACCCAGAAGATGATTTCGGTCATGGCGATACGCAGGTCGTCGGCATTGACCCCCTCGATGGTCACGTCGTAGTCGTAGAGGGTGTTGCGCCGTACGTTGAAATCGCTCGTCGTATTGCTTCCCAGGTAGACCTTGTAATCGAAGTAGGCTCCGTCCCACAGCACTCGGATCGACACGTAGCTGGCCGTCGCAGGGGCCTTGCCGTCGATACGGTCGGCCGGGTCGGTGATGGAGCCGACGCTCCCGGCCAGGTTCTCGTACTGGTAGTACGACATGGAGAGCGTGGACAGGTTTCCGGACGACAGGTCGGGGTAGGGGAACTCGATCTGCGGGTCCGCCGCCGTGAGGCGGTTCTCCCCGAACACCGAGCCGGTGGCCGGGGCGTTCCCCGGTACGACGTGGACGATGCGGGCGCCCTCCATCTCCGGCCCGAAGCGTACGTTTAAGCTGATCTTCGCCGCCGCACGCCGCAGGACGATGCGACAGGTCGTGGAGCCGGCCACGGTCATCGTCTGCATGCCGGAGAGGTACATCGCCCCGTTTTGCAGGAAGCCGTCCTGTTCCGTGACGGGCGTGGAGAGGACGAGCAGCTCCGATTCGTCCATCTGCCCGAGCGAGCTACCCGCGTTGGCGACGACGTAGACGCGGTAGGTGCCGGGTACCAGCGTCATGGTCGGCACGAAGGCCGATATCGTGTAGCCCGAGCGGACCAGCCCGCTGTTGCCATAAACGTAGAAGTTCAGGTTCCTCACCGCATGGTCCGTGGCGCGCGTGGCGGCTTCCGTCTCGATACGGAACTCCACCCGGCAGGGGACATCCGGCATGGCCGGATGCTCCTCCGTTTCCATCTCTTTGGTGCAGGAGAAGCCCAGCAGGGCCGTGCAGAGGCACAGCGTATAAAGGATCGTTCGTTTCGCTTTTTTCATAATTGTCTGATTTTTAAGTGCGCTTCCCTTTCCGGTCACGGCGCATCGGGCATCCTTCCGCCCGGGAGGTGTCCGGATCATTGCCGTAAGAAGGGCCGTTTCCCCGCTCCGCACGGTGCGTCTGCATTCAGAATAGATAGGAGAACGACACTTCCAGCTTGGCCGGGGCCAGCACGACGCGGTGGTAATGCCGCAGGAGCACGCCTTCGACGGGCGAAGGGCGGGGTTTCCAGCGCGTGTCGTCCATGTAGTAGAGGCCCAGTCCGCCTTCGAGCGCGAAGCTCCATCGTCGGGCCACTCTCCACGCATAGCCGACGGACGAGCCCGCGCCCGCCGTCCAGCCGTTGTAGCGGTTGCAGCCGTTGCCCACGCGGTAGCGGGCCATGCCGGTGTGGAGGCCCCAGAAGAGGCCCGCGTGCGGCTCGCAGCGCCAGCGGCGCACGCCGACGGTTCCCGCGAGCACCTGCATCCGCAGGTTGTCCGTGGCGATGGGATTCCAGTAGCCGGATGCGGTTATCGACCACTTCCGGGAAACGGTCACATCGACGCCCGCATTGAGGGTTCCCGTAGCCAGAGCCAGTGCATTGACCCTCACGGCCGCATCTTGCGCCGGGGCCGCGTTCGCCGCGAGAACGAACAGCAGCAGTGCGAATATTCTTTTCATCGTCGTTGCGTTTAATCGTTCAGTAATCGCCGCAGCCGGCAAGCGGTCCTGCCGGAGCGTGCGGACCGGTCAATCGGCCGGATATTCGGGTACGACATTGCAGTTTTCCCATGCGGTAAAGGAATACTCCGGCTCCCGCGACAGTTCTTTGCGAGGATAATGCCCGACGAAGTTGCTCCACCAGACGGCGACCGTCTTTCCTTCGGCGCCCTTGAACGTGCATCGGCTTCCTATCGGAACCACGAACGCCTGCTTTTCGTAGTCCGTCCGGTAATCGCCGTTGCAACTCATCTCGACGAGATCGACATGGGTATAGATGTAGACGGCTTCCTGCACGAAGTCCACGTAGAGCGTATCCCGGAAACTTTTCATGGGATGGCGGTACGGGTTTTCCGCTGAAACGAACTGCGTGAGGCCGCGGTCCGCATACCATCCTCCGACTCTCGATCCGTCCACCGGTCTGAGGGGCACGAGCGGCCCGTCGTCCAGCGACAATATCATCACGCGGCTGTCTTGGGCCGTATAGGAGGAGCTCCACTTCACGACCGTCATGTTCTCTGAATCGACGCCTCCCCGTCCTCGGTGGGTCGTGCCGCGTTTCCAGTAGGTATATATCGTCAGGAGGTTGTAAAAGTCATGCGTAAACGTTTTCGTGTAACGGTACCCGCTTGTATTGCTTACCTCCACTTCGTAGACGAGCCGGTAATTGTCGGCGGTAAACACCTCTCCGGGGATGTAGTCCACCGAGAAACTGTACACGCCCGAAGGGTCGTTCAGCGGGAGGGTGACGGACGAGGTGAGCGGCTGCCCGTTGAAGAGGAAGGCTCCGTGCTGGCCTTGTAGAAGGCGAACCGTCGCCGAGAGGTCGCCGGCCTTTTGCGGGTCGTCTACGGTGATCGTAAGCTGCCGGCCGGGATCGTACAGGCAGTACCCCTCGAACTGGTAGCCCTCGAAAGGGAAGTTGTCCGAAATCCCGACCTCGAACGCATCTACACGGGTATCGACCACGTTTTCGCCCTTGATGACGATATTGAGCGTATATACCGTATTGCGGCGCACGTCGAAGTTGGTCGTGTTGTTCTCTCCCAGATATACGTCGTAGGTCAGCAGTTTGCCTTCGCGCTGTGCCTTGATCCGCAGGAAGGTAGCCCCTGCGGGTGCGTTGTCGGCGCACTTCTGCTGCTGGGAGGCGATTCCCAGCACTTCGCCCCGGCAGTTTTCCGCCAAGAAGAACGTGCGCGACGCCTTGCGGTTCTCGTACGGTGCCATCGCCGACAGTTCGGAGGAGCACAGCTCCCGGGCCTGCTGATCCTCCGCAAACAGCGTGGTGACGCCTGCCATATCCATCATCTGCACGGATTGCAGCTTCAGGTTGTAATTGGTCCCGTAGAAGGAGATGTTACAGACGATTTTGGCCACATTGCGCCGAACGGAGACCGTAATGCTTTGCGTTTTCGGCCCGACCGTACAGGCCGCCCGGCCGGACATGGGCAGCGAAGCGTAGTTCCGGGGCATGCGGAACTCATAGGCCAGCAGCGCCCCGCGGTCCATCGCGCCCATATCTTCGTGCAGGTTGGCCACGGCATACACCTCGTATTCCCCGACGGGGACGGAACACGCCAGCACACCGCCCTGCACGTAGAAATGCTGCGGCCGCGCTATCCCCCTGACGTCGTACAGGAAGACGTTGACGTCCTGCACGGCCTTTTCGTCCGCGGCCCGCGCCGCCAGACGCGGCCCCTCCTCGAGGATGTTCAGCGTGAGCCGGGCCTTCGCCCTTTCGGCCGTCCCCGCATCGTCTTTGGCACAGCTCCACGCCAGTGCGAACAGCGGTAAAATCCATATCAGTACCTTTCTCATGGAAATCTCAAAAACGGGGAGAGGCTCCGGATACTCCGTGCCCCTCTCCCTGTGTTCGTTATATAATCGGCAAAACGAGATGCGACGAAGTTCAGAACCAGATGCGACTTTTAGAGGGTTGAAGTAATCCAAAACGAAAAGCGACTGAAATTTCGCACACGCGCAGAATATATGTAAAGCAAATGCACGATCCGTTTACATATCGCGGGAAATATGTAAAGCGAATCAAGAAAACATACCGTTCGAATGGCGTTTAACTGCCGCTCGAACGGTTTTTTATTTCAAGATGAATCAATACCAGCTCCATCTATTCGCCTAAATACTCACCCTGGAACAGAGATGCCTGTGCCCGTTCCTCGTAGTTGCAGACCATCCACTCCTCTTGTCTGCGGCGATTTGATTTCGAGGCACTGATCGTCCGCTCGATACGATGGATAATCCATCCGTTCTTCCGGGCATACCGGTCGATCATATCGAACGGGAACATCGTGAGCATAAACTTTCCCTTGACGGTTTCAAGCAATTGCAAGAGTTGCTCCATATTCTGTTCGTTGAATGTATCCTCATAGTGTCCGCAATCGGAGTTCACATAAGGCGGATCGACGAAATGAAAGGTATCGGGAGCATCGTAGCAGTCGATCACGTCGAGAGCGTTTCGGTTCTCAATAGTCACTCGTTCGAGCCGCTGACAAAGCCGCTCTGTGAACTCATCCTTCGCGTTACGCAGTTTCTTGGTCATTGTGCCGCTGAAGTCATATCCAAATGTCCCGTCCATCATTGACGCAAACGACATTTTACAGAGCACCCATACGGCCCATGCCCGTTCGACGGGAGTAAAGAACTGCGGATAAGAGTTGATATGTCCGGCATGGGCGTGCAGGTCCCGGCTGTGTAGTGTTTTGTTAATCTCGTGTTTGAGGTCTGAATAGTAAACTTGCATACACCAGTAGAAGTTTGTCAACTCCATGTTGATGTCATTGATGATTTCAGCTTCGGAGGGCCGTTTGGCGAACAAGACGGCCGCACCGCCGCAAAATGCCTCTGTATAGATCTTATGCGACGGGATCAAAGGCAAAATGTGCTTGAGCATTGTCTGTTTGCCGCCATAGTAGGAAATAGGGGTTCTCATAGTTTGCTATTTTATTAAAATTAGTATCTTTGCGTATCTCATCTACATACCAGCCGTCCCCTGTACAGGAAACGACACAAAAAATTACTCGCAGCAGGAGGTTTTATCCCCCGGTCGCTGCGAGTAATCGTGCATTTGTTGGTATGTAGGTGAGATGACTGCTAACAAACCGGGGGATTTTTTGTGTCCTCCCCCGAAGGACTTTATTTGTCAGATTCGATGCTGACCGTCTACTTCGTCTTTCACTTTTCTGCCGACAACCGACGTATTCCATACATGGTCCATCGCAGCCATTAAAAATTCTTCAATTAATTTACGACTGTCTCCAATGGCGGTTCTCAAATCTTTGTCCAGGTCGTATGGTCGGTATCTCTCTTATAGACATACCCGTTTTGAATACGTAATCCGGCTTTTCCGATCAGGACTTCGAAAATATCTCCCGTGAATACCGCATAGTTGCTCGATCCTTTCACAACGGCTACTCCGTTGGGAGCGATCAGGTTCTTGCGGATGTCTTTCACGAAGTTGAATTGGGCGGCATTCATCGTTGCAGAGGCCGTAAGTTTTCCGGCTGCCGATGCTTCGACCGTAATCCGGATGTAGTACTTCTGGGCTGCTCCAGTGAAAAGATATGAAATCGTCTCGTCGATATTCAAATTCGTGTTTTGGGCTTCAGCCGTGCTGTTTCGGTACAGGGGATCGGCTTTCCCCGTCAAAGCGTTTACCACCTCGATCTTTACGCCCCCGCCACCTCCTTCGGCATTGCCTGTGATGCGGGCTGTAATCCGGGCTGACATCTGTACTCCCTGCCCACAGGTAAACGGCGGACTTGACTCGTAAACATTTCGGACAAAAGGATTGCTTTGTCCCGTAGCCAGTGCGCTCACTTCTTTCGTTTCTATGACACCCGGTACACTCACAGCACCCAGAACCTGCGATATGGACGTAATTCTGTATGGGGTGAGTATGATTTTATCTCTGCTTGCGGCCGCATCGCTCACCTCTACGGAATCGTTTTTGACCTGCAGGATTCCGACGGTTCCTTTGGTTGCGTGTACTTCCCCGTCGGCGTGTACTCTGAACACGGCTTTTTTCCGGTTTGTGTAGTCGGCTCCCGACCAGAAGGGCACATCGTCTTCCTGCAAGCCGCTCACGCCGGCCGTCACGTCGCCTTCAGCATTTTTCAGCAACATCACATTGGTCATTATCAGACCGCCTTTCACCTCGGTACTTCCGTCTTCCATAGCCTTCTTGAGGTACTCTGTCGATTTGATGGATTCGTCTATCGCGTCGTCGATCAAGTCCGACATGTTGCTGCTTATTTCATAATAATCGGAGAATACTTTTCTGAACTCGGTGCCGGTTATCTCGGATGTCGTACTCATATCGGCCAGCAGGGGCGTGAGATAATCTTCGAGTGCCTGGAAATAGACCGTAAATGAATCCGTGGGGACATCATACTTTTCGGCATTCGCCATGATGCTCCAGTATTCGCCTTGAATCCGCACCCATTCATTAGCCACCTGCTGTTTGTCGGATGGCGTCAGGCTCGAATCCGAGGCAATGTAGTCCACATCCAGCTTCACCTGCTCGATCTGCGCCTGCACATCCTCTTCGGCCGTGATGTATCCCGTGGGGGCCTTGTTGCCTTCCGTAAGCTGAATATCGTACAGGTAGATCGGGTTCCAGGTGACGACATAGAGGACTATTTTCTGCAAGGACTTGCCCGCTTTGGTCGTATAAACGGCTTCATACACATCAGAATATGGAGCAGATGGCGGGCGTGATATAATGTCGTATCCGTCTTCATAAACGGCACAGAACACGCAGCCGGTCTTGGTTTCCGGCAGTTTGATGCGTGCCTTGAAGACATAGGACATGCCGGCCTTGTAGGTGATCTTACCCCCGAAGCAATCCGTCCAGTTTACGATCTGGCTCGTAGCCGCAATAGCTACCCCTGCATTGCTCGCTTTGTTGGCATCGATCTTCATGTAGGCTCCGTCTGCGTCCGATCCCGAAGTCACCACGTCCGAAACACCCTCTTTGGCGCTGTTCCACGCATAGAGGAATTGTCGGGCTATATAGTTGCGGGCGCCGAACTGAAGATTAGCAATCTCGTCTTTGGCTTCGTTGGCTGCCGTATCATCGGTGTATTTAGATGCTTTGTCCCAATCCGAGCTCTCGAAATTACCCGTTGCACGGGATTCGATACAGCGCATGATGTCGCCACCTTCGCCCTGCGTCCAGATGTCACCCACATCGTAGGGTGTAGTCGGTGTTACGACGAATACACGACGTTTGGCATCGGCCGTGTCCTGCGCCCGCGCCGCCTCTTGCAGGGCCTTTACCGCATCGCTGTCGGCGATCGGCGTCCATTTATAGGTTCCGTCCTCTTCTTTTACCCACCGCCACGATTTGCCCGCATCGGGGTTCGTCGTCTCGTCGCTCGATATGGTGAAGTGAATCTGCGGGTATTCCGCCGGAGTGATTTTGGCATTATCGGTTTTGCGGATGACAAAAGCTATGTAGGGATTGTCGCTTCCGACGGTATAGCTCTGGCTCCATACGTAACTTGCTATAACCGCTCCGGATGACGCTATCGGATTGTAACCCATCGTATAGCCTTCGCCCACCGACAGTACGGCGCCTTTGGGTATTCCTCCGACCGGAGTTTTGAGCCGGATGCGGGTGCTGTCGGCGATTTTGATCTGATCCCAGGTCTTAATGCCGTCGATATAGGATGCACCGATGCTTCCCTGCTCCCAGCAGCCTGCGTCCGTCGGGTCGAAATTCGCGGGCAGCGTATTGGTGAACGTGTCGCCGATATGGTTTTCCTGCTCGCCGTCCGCTATCCATGTTTGGGCCGGTTCATTGTAAAGCGAGGGGGTATAGGGATAGAACCAGTTTTCCACGACACCGTCCAGCCGTTTGTTGATCTCGGACAATTCGCCGGGCAGCGTGTTATCGATGTAATCCTTAGCCTGCTGAGCTTTGCGATCGGCGGAATTGGCAGTGGCCTGGGCTTCGGTGGCCGTCTGATCGATCTGTTCGATGTCGAACTCCTTCTGGAACTGTCCCGTCGCGGGGTCGTAGAGCTTGCCTTGCTTCCAGCCTGCCTCCGGGGTGAATGCCACGCCGACGCCGTTGTCGCCTACCAGCCGGAACAGCTTGCTCCGGGTGTCCAGCAGTGCCTTCTTGTCCAGGCTGCTGATCATACCTTGCAGGTAGATATTATCCAGATAGGCCGAATAGCCCGACATCTGGATCCCGAAGACGGAGAGGTTCGTAAGGTCGCCGAACTGCGCGGCGATATTCTCGGCCGTAAACTCCCAGTCGCTGACATTGCGAAGATAGCGCTGGTAGGTGCGCGTCGAGTAGCGCGAGCTCCACCGGGCGGGATTCGTGAACGAGCCGTAGGCCACGAAGGTCATCGATTCCATCGGATCGATCTGCTTGGTAAAGGTGGCCGACAGGGGGCGCAGCCCGTAGCGGAACCGCTCGTTGCGGTCGCCCAGGACCTCCGTGATACGGAAATAGACCGTTGCGAAGCCTGAGAAAGAGAAGTTGCCCCGGCCGTCGTCGGAATCTGCCGTCGCATTGTTCGACGGGTCGAAGTCGTGGAAGATACCCATACATATATCCCCGACCGCTACGGCGCCGATCTCGCCCTCTTCGAGTTTGAGCGTTACGAGCTTCTGATCCTTGTCCACACTCTCGATCACCCCGGCGCCCGGAGCGCTCCAGTCATCCCCGACGCTGATGCCCACACGGTTGTACCGAAGCTCCGGAACCTCCAGAAAACGACGGATGAAGAGGCTCTCCAGCTCGCCGGCGCCTCGTCCGTCGATCTGTGCACCGAAGCCGGTGATGCCGCTGGCGAAGTCGCTTGTCCGGAATCCCTCGTCGAGTTGCTGCCGCTTAAGGAATCGGGTGATTCCTTCGACCGTACCTCCCCGGCGCTTGTTCAGAAATTCCCGTTCGCTCTTACGCGACGAATAGAGCGTCGTGTCGCTCGCCGGTGTTTCCTCCCACGATTTAATGATGTCAGGAAATTCCGATGAAACCTGCCGGGTTATCTGCGTCACTTCTGAAATCTGATTTTCGATGCGGGAAATACGGCCTGTGGAGAGGACATCGCTCATTTTAAGAGTCATGCTTCCGGGCTGAACGACGGAGCGACTGATCGCGACGATACGGATATCGCGATATCCGGTATCGGGAAAAAACTTGTCGCTTCCGAGCCGAATCCGTTGCCCTGGCTTCAAATCGAGGTTTCTTTTATCGACAACCGTAAAATCCGTCGATGCCTGGAACACGGATATATCTTTACGGCTGTCGGCCATAAAGGTATCTACCGCAGTTTTGAATTCCTGTTCGGCCGCAGGATAATAACTGTCCGGCATACTGATATTCCAGAGCACGTATTCGTTCCCGGGAGCCGGGACCAACGGTTCCGACGGCAACTGCATATCGTTGTCGTAGGGCCATTGGGTGATGATCTCGAATTCCTTCTTTTCCGAGTCGTAATTCACTTCGAACTCCCGTCCGCGAAGCTCTCCGGTCTGAAAGGTCACCCGTTTGACGAGGCCGCCTATTTCGTATTGATTGGGATCGAACGGAATGTCGGGATCGGTGAAATACCAGACCGTAAACGGCGAGCCGTCATCGCTTGTGCGCTCTTCGGACCGTACGGAACCGACCGTACCGATCCGGCGCGGATATATCGCATCGAACGCTTCCTGCTCGAAATATTCGATGATACCGAGGTGGGTATCCTGTTCGACGTACTTCGCCCCGTCGGGCAGTTGCAGCCGGGCATATCCGTACCGATCCGGATCGATGTTGCGGGAGGAGCCTACCGGGAAGAGCCGAGTGAAAAATTTCACGCCATCGGCCATGCTCCGTTCGATTCCTCCGGTCAATCCGTTGCCGTAAGACAACGGGACAGGCTCGCCGAACTCACAGCGGGATATGTTGAGCGTCATCCCGTCGAACCACCACTCCGTCCCGGCGGCAGACGACAGTTCCGAAAGAGCATCGGAGGCGTACTTTCCCGTATATTCGATATCGATGTACTCCGATACGACCACTTCTCCGACTTTCCATTCGGTCGTCCCCATTTTGCGGTTCATGTTAGCGATAATCAGCGCCGCATGTTCGCGTGCCGGTGCCGTGAGTGTCAGAATCGGATTGTCGTCATCATCCGGATTGACCATCAGGACCTGCGTGGTGAGTCCTTCGACCCCCGACAGTTGCACCGAGTAGCTCCATTCGCTGTCGCAGTTCATCTTCGGCTGATAACGTTCGAGAATCCAATAACGCCGTCCGAGGAAGTCCGCATAATCGTAAACTTCGAGCGTGACGCATTCGAAGGCCGTGAAGGAGAGCGAGAGGACACTCTCCTCCTGTATGCCGCAGGTTGCAGCACTGTTACTATCGGGAGAGGCCGTCAGCTTCAGATTCCCTTCTTTCGAATATATTTTGAGTTCCATTTTTTGAAGATTTGAACGTGACCTTTAGATCGACGCAGCGAGTTCGAATGTCGGCTTCGGCTCCCGGAATTTCACCGAGAAGGTCGCTGCGACCTCTCCCTTTCCGAATGGCGCCAGTTGTGAATAATCCGAAAATCCGGTCATATAAACCCGGAATTTCAGCCCTACGTCCGTCAGATGGAGCGCCAGCCACCCGTCGTCGCCCTCCTTGAGAAATTTCACGAACGAGGCGTAGCGCGTGAAGAACGAAACATCGTTCGAGGCGACGATGGCGAATCGCAGCGTGATATCGCGGGCTTCATAAGTCTGCGTCAGTATATCGGGCATACGGACACCGTCCTCCTCCTGAATGGAAACCTCCGCCTGCTGCTTGAGAGCCGGAGGTGCAAGCAGCGAATCGTAGTTGTCGTGTCTGTCTTCAGCGGTTTCCGCGAGGAAAGCCCCGAAACGGGCATATACATCCGTTTGGTTGATCAGCAACAGTCCTTCGAGTATTTCAGCCATAATCAGATCGCTTTTAATCCGTCGCGTTTTATGGTTTGCAACAGTTCATAGATTTGGGGTATCGGTTCGGTATTTTCCCGGATGGCATTCATCGCTTCGAGTGACCCTTTGAGAACCGGGACAATACCTTCGATGTTTTCGTCGATCTTCGCGGAATGGATCTGTACCGATGTGACCAGTCCTTCGACGCGGGAGAACGAATCCTGCGTTACGGTCTGAATGGCTCCTGCCTTACCGCTCTGCTGCGAAGTGCCGGCTTCCTCGTCGATTGAAAGTCCGTTCTCTTCTGCAATGCGGCGGAACTCTTCCCACAGACGATTGAAATCGTCCTGTTGCTCCATGGCATCCGAAACCAGCGATTTCATCGTTTCGCTCCATTGAGCGAACCGCTCTTCGTCGGAAAGGTCGCTCTGCATGACCTCTTCGATGCGTTTTTGGGCATCTTCGAATACCTTACCGAGCGTACTCGAATAGATCATATCCTTGGCCAGCGAGCGCAGGGCCTGCCCGACGCTGTCGGCAAAAGTATCCGCCGCATCGGTGCCGTTTTCGAAAGCATCCACCAAAGCATCGGTAAGCGTACGGCCCAGATCGCCGAAAATATCCTGCAAATAATCCCGGACCGCAGTCAATGCCTCTTCGTAGGTTTCCCAGTCGTCCACCATTTCGCGGAGCATCTCCTGATTCTCCCGTGCCAGGTGCTGGAAAGTTTCTCCGCCCTCTTCGACGAATTGCCGGAGCGCGTCCATATCGACTTCGCCATCCGTGAATAATTCGGGAAGCAGCGAACCGAGGGACTGATATTTTGCCGAGCGGAACCAGGTCGAGTGACGTGTCTGAACCTGCATGTTGGCGATCGAATCGGCAATGTTCTCCCAAGTTTTTTCATACCTGAACAGCCCCGAAAGTCCCGTGCCGGCTCCGCCTCGCCACTCTCCCGGCAACTGATATTTTTCTTCCCCGCGCGAGAGGATTCTCTCCCGGACTTTCTCCAGCTCTTCAAGCGAGGTGCGCACTACATCGATATTTTGCTTGTAACGGTCGTACACCCGATCCCCGAAGATATTGTCGAATTCATCGGAGTCGATACGGCTGCGCTCTTTCATGATCCGAAGTTCTTCGTTGAACTCGCGGGCCAGACGAAGGTTGCGCTCCATCGAAGTTTCACCGCCCTCGAACAAATTGACAATAGTGGTCAGCGCACCGATACCGGCAGATATGCCTCCGAGAATTCCGGAGGCCATGCCGAGCGTGTTCGATGCGGCTTGAGCTTTCCGGTATGCCTGAACGGCATTGATGATTTGCAGGGTAGAGCCGGCGATATCTCCTGCGGTGGCGATGATGGTTCCTCCGGCTCCCCCGACGGCATCGCCGACCTCATTGAAAGTGCCGATAACGTCGGTCAATACGCGGTGAAGCTCCGTCCAGGAAGTCGTATCGGTAGTTTCCTGTTCCGTTTGGTTCTGTTTTTTCGCCAGTTGCTGTTCGGCCTTGCGGAGTTTGGCCCGCGCAACGGCGATGGCATTACCATCATCCGGCGTCTCGCTTTGCAGGTTCTCCAGCTCTTCCTGAGCTTCGATCACCAGGCTTTCCAGCTTTTTGACCGAGGCAGTGACGACCCGGTCGGCCCAGGCTTCGAATTCCGGGAACTGGCTTGCAAATTGTTCCGTGAAGTCGTCGAGCGCTTTTTGTTTGGCTTCCCGAGCGAGTTGCTGGGCCTCCGGATTTGAGGCAAGAGCGGCAATATCCTGATCGTATTTCCGGGCGATTCGCAGACGCCCCTGCTGGTAGGTTTCGTACTTCTCCAGCAACTTGGCGTATGAAGCCTCCTCTTTCTTATCGACATCCGCAAGCTCTCTGTCCCGAATTTCCGCAGCTTGGGCTATTGCAGCGGCCGTGCCGGCCATAAAGGTTTTCTCCGCATTCGAATCGATATCGGCCCCCGACTCCCGGAGTTTGCGAATCAGCGCGAGCGTCTGTTGTTCCTGCCGCTCATATTCCTGACGGTTTTTCTCGTAATTGAGGCGGATCGCTTCCCGTTCCCGGTCGAATTCGTTTTCAATCAACTCGGCCCGCTGGTCGTCGAGGCTCTGCTGTTGGCGACGTACGGCCGCCTTATACTGTTCTGTGAGTTGGTCGATGGAAGTCGGTTCGGGATCGGTCGTCGTGCCGGACGGGTTTTCCAGCAACTGGGCCTGCTCCGCCACGGCAGCCAATTTCGTCCGCTGCTCTGCGAGGAATTGCAGAAATGCCCCGAGGTTGCCATCGAATTTCTCCTCTATCTCATCGATAATCTCTTCTCCTCCTTTGTTCTTCCTGATCTCTTCAAAAATCCTTTCCTGCCAGTAAGAAACACTTTCTTCTGCATCTGACAGAATGTCTTTCGCCTGTAAGAGATCTTTGCGTGTTTGGGGATCATAGCCTGGTTGACGCCATGATTTCGCATAGTAGGTTTTCCGTTTTTCAGCAACATCCTTTTGGGCCTCGAGGTATTTGTCATTAGCCTTTAGGAATTGTTCGATATCCGGTATGTTATTGAAGAACAGCTCTTGCTGTTCGATATCCACCAGGCTCTTGAAAGCCGCCTGTGCTTTGGCGTATTTGTAAATGTTTTTGATCAGCTCCTTGTAAGTGTCATTCGCTTGTCCGAGCATGATTTGCTCGTCGGAAAGATTCTTGAAATAACCCGAAAACTCCTCTTTGAGTTTGCGCACGGCTTCCCGGCGATCGTCTGTGGCGCGGGCGTTATCCGTCGCGGCCCGGTAGAGAAGATTCAATTTTACGACCTCCTGCTGAGCGTTCCGGGCCCCTTCAAGCATCGTATTCTGAAAACGTTCAGTCGCCATGCGAGCGGTGTCGAGCGCCTTCTTTCCCCGAAACAGATTCGTCACCCAGTTTCCGATCTCCTTGCCGTACGCAACTGCCAAAGTAATACCCACAGTCAATAAAGTCTGAAAAGAGCCTACGGAGGAAAGTATTTGTCGCCATACAGGAATTGTTTTTTCACCACTGGCAGCCAATAACTGATTTTCGGCCCTGGTACGAGCTATTGCATCCCAAAGAATAGGATAATTATTCGAAACTGCCAGAAAATACAACTGTAATCCCATTGCCAGCGACGGTGATTCACGAATTATTTGCTGAATAGCCATATGTAGGCTATTATAGCTCCTTACGGCTGCCGGAGCGCTTGCAGGAACCAGATCGGTGCGTTTGGTCGCGGCTTGCAAAGCCTGGAGCTGCCGCTGCAATGCTTCTATCTGGCGGATGTTTTCCGTCTGATCCATTTCCGGCGTCTGGGCTATGACTTTCTGAAGTCGCACAATTTCATCCTTCAAAGCCTGAATACGGCCTCGCGCCTGCGCGGCATCCTTGTCCACGGCATCAATCCCGCCGGAAACTCCGGAGAGTCCCTGGCGGGTATTGTTCTTTACGAGGAATTCTATCTCGACGGGTTTCATTGCAAGTTGAGTTTCGATTGAAAGAGTTGTGCGGTATCGGTTTTTCCCGTTGCACTCCCGGCTTCCGTACATTCGGCCGGGACGCTTCGATAATGCGGGGCATCGGCCAGCATCATGGCCAGTGTCTGGAAATTGACCTTCCACAGAATGTAATGCACCGACCATCCTGTTGCGGAGGCAATTTGCCAAACGATTCCGAAGGGGCTATGGGAACTCTCGTAAACGGTTCTTAACTCCCCTTTCCTGCTCTTTTGGGGCGGCTCGCTTCGTACCGGAAGGGATTGATACTCTCGGCCGATTCGATAATACTCGTAAAATCCCGCGTGCCCCGCATTCTGCGGAACCAGCGCTGGGCTTCGATCCGGTACTCGGAGGGTACCTTCCACCGGATCAACCAGGCCACCACGGGGGCCAGCAGGAGTCCGGACAGATAGCCGCGACATATCGTCAGCGCAAGGATCAGCGAAAGGCGTTTGGCATGCCGGTCGAAAAAGGCACGCTCCTCGTCTTCGGAGAAAGCATCCCATTCCCGGGCCGTGATTCCCAGCTTCAGGTAGTGGCGTACGATGCGCATCTGCCCTCCCAGGCAGGGGCGCCGCATCGTTACGCGCAGCACCCGCTCCCGGCCTCCGGGCAGGCGGAATCGGAGAAGAGGCAGCAGAATCCCCACATCGAGCAGAGCTTCCGCTGCCTCCAGTTCTACATTGCGTTTCATGGCTTAGGCATTGGGCTGCGAAAGCGATACGGTAGCTTTTGTTTCAGGATCGGACTCCAGGATGAATTCCAGTTGTCCGGAGCGGGGCGATTCCGTGGAATTGGCTTCGGCGATCACCGTGACGCGTCCGTTTATGACTTCCACCGAGAAGCCTTCGGGCACAGCACCTACCGAGAACGGACCCGATGCTTCGATATCGACCGGGAGGCTGCCGCCTGCCTGTTCGAAGGTCAGCGACGTCGGGTCGGCCTCGATGAAGGGCTCCGTCGGCAGAATCGAACCGGGCGAAGAGCCGTCCAGCGGGGCCAGGACCTTCAGTCCGAATTCGATGCCGAGGACGTTTTCGCCGCCCAAGCCGCCGCGAATCTTCGAGGCACGCAACGAAACGCGCTTGAGTTTGACGGTCTTACCCGTACCGGTCAGAATGCGCATATCTCCTTCGACACGCATCGAGCTGGCGGGCATTTGCCACTCCTCACCCGCGACTTTGCCGCCCATCAGATCGACGCAGTTCTGGGGAACCATTTCGATCATCTTTCCGGTAATCTCATTCGTCGCGGCTCGCGTTTCGATATCCAGCACGGGACTGGTCCGAATCTGTGCGGCCCAGAGTTCGACGGTCTGGGCGTCTTCACCGCCCCAGTCAAGGCCCTCTTCCGAAATGTTCCCCATGCGTCTGCCGTTGAAATAGACAGCGTCGAGCAGCATCAGATAGCCGTCGTTAGTTTGAATTACAGATCGTTTAGACATAATTAAATTGTTTTGAAAAGTTTTGCAAATAAGTTTGTTTTATGAGCCCACCAGCCGCCGAGACATCCGATAACGATTCCGAAAAGCATCCACCTTCCCCGATAGGCCGGGGACCGCGTTTGTTGTATTGCTGTTTCCGAAGATTGATGCCTGGAGACTTCGAGGAGTCGGTCGTATGCTTCCCGGGTTTCTGCCAGACTCTCCTTCAGAGAATCTGCATATCGGTCCTGCCGGGCCGAGGTCGCTTTGTAATATTCGACTCGTCGGGCAAGCGAATCGCTGCGTGCTGAAATGCGGATGGTATCCCCGTCACGCCGGGCTTCGAGCGTCAGCCGACCGTCACGGGCAACATAGGCCGCCCCCTCCGGCAGATTACGGAGGCTCTCCTCCGTCACCGTCACCGCTGCTGTCCGAAGCGGAATCGCCTCCGTCCGCAGCGCCCGCAGCACAGAGGTCTCCTCCGATCGAGAGTTCATTGCCGCTCGTGCGGTTTGCTCTACGGCGTTTTGTGCGCCGCGTTGCATGTGCGACACGGTATCCGTCCTGTTCTGTGTCCCTGTCGAGAGGAGCTTCTTCGTCGCAGTGCAACTTACCAGCAGCAGGATGGATAGCAGCAAAAAGAGTCTTGTCTTCATACGAATTTCGTTTTCCGATGGTCTTGCGGAGGCGCTCCACCTCTTTAGTCAGCCGGTCAATGCGTACGAGCATCTCTTCCTGGTTGGCCTTGAGGTCGATGTTTTCCCGCCGCAGTTGGATATTTTCTTCGAGAATCTTCTTGTTTTCGCCCGAAAGCAGGTTGATCGAACTCTGCAACTCTTTGAGAAAATCGTTGTTCTGTTTGCGGCGCGAGAAGATCCAGGTGAAAACGCTGCCGAGGAATCCCCCGGGAAGTGCGAAAGCGAGTATCTGCATCCAAATGCTGTCCATCGTTCAATCGGTTTTTGAAAGTTAGTTTACGCCCGTTCGATCATGCGTGCAATCTTCGAGATCAAATCCGCGTAGGCTGCGGGTTCTGCCGTACAGTACCCGGCCTTGGCGATCTCATAAGCGAAACGTGTTATGTCGTTACGATACGCCCAGGCTACTGCGTAGCGTTTGGCGGAAAGGACCTTCGCATGGTCGCGGATGCCCTCCTCCGGCGTGTCGTAGTCGCGGAACTTGCGATCGACCTCGTAACGGTAGCGTCCATCCGAAGTCCGGGTGATCGAATAAACCTTCTCGAATCGTCCGCTCTGCCGGTCATCCGAAAAGTATTCGAAGGTCCGTTCGGTTCGCCGCTTTCCGGTCCACTTATCTCCGGCCGTAATGCCGAAAAGATTATTTCCGATAGCATGATCGCCCCATCCGCTTTCGAGGGCGGCCTGCGCCGCAACAAACAGAGGATTCAACCCTGTTTCGGCGCAGACCCGCTCGATTGTCGGATAATAGGTGCGCTTGAAATCCGTCGGTTTCATGGCTTACTCGGTTGCGGTGCCGACCAGGGCCATTACACCTGCATTATCGCCGCGCATGATGCTGCCTCCGGCACGTACGAGGAAAGAGTAGACATCCCCATAATAGTCGGGCGCTTTCTCCTGCTCAAAAGCCTTGACTTCGCCCAAGGCGCGGCATACGGACTGATCGTGCCAGGCAAGGGCTGCGGCCAGGTCCGTGGCGGCACCGCTTTCGCCCCACCGCTTCGGAGCTTTATCCGCAGTGTAGAGCGTAGCTTGTGAACGCATCATGACGTTGAACGAGAAGAGTTTTCCGATGATGCCGTTCTGGGCATCCGCCGAGGCGAGGAATGCGGAGTTCTCATTGGCAGTGAGATCGCTCAACAGCTGTGCGTACATCTGCGCATCGAGCAGCAGGTAGCGGCCCTCCTGGGGAATGTTCTCGCTGTTGAATTTCGTCATCAGCGTCAGAATATCCGCCCTGCAAAGCCCTTTTCGCCTGCCTGTCGCCGAAGGTGTGTAAGCATCCACCGGTGCCCCCGTGGTTTCGATCACACGATCCGAGGCAGGACTCCAGGCGAACAGAAAATCCTTGGCCACAGCCTCATGCAGGGCGAGCTTGTCCTGCCGTAATACGGACTCGCGTTTGTTGTACGACAGCTCGACCTTGTCGGCATCGGGGATCAAAACGGGATCCGTCGTGAAAGCAGCCAGCTCGAAAGTTTTGTCCGTGTCGGTACGCTGCTTTACCGTTGCGGGTAATGACGTTCGGTTCTTCTCGACTTTCGAAGCGGCACCTGCCTGCGGGATATGCACGATCTTTCCCGCTTCGACATACTCGTCGGCGTTGAACGCTTTCGAAAGGAAGCTGTTGGGAGCGAACAGACCTTCGACGATCGATTTCTCCCAGATTTCTTTTTGAATAGCCATAATGTTTTTTGTTTTTGATGAGTTCTACATGTTAGGTTCGGTACCGAAGGCCGCTTTGAACTTCTCACGGAAGAGTTCCGGCGCCTTGTCCCTGAGTTCAACAAGGCGCCCTGCCTTATCGAGTTCTTCCCACGACTTGTTTACAAGGTCGGAGAGTTCGACCGACTGCCGTCGTTCACCCTCACGGATAAGCGCTGTGACGGATTTGCGGTGCGGAATGGCTTCGAGGGTGGCTTTGGCACTCTCGAAATCCGTATCAAAGAGTTTCAGATAAGCCTCCTTGCCTGCGGTATTGATCCTTCCGTCGGCAATGGCTGCATCCACGAGGCGAATCGCCTCGGACTTCCGGATCTCCTTGTGCTCGGACTCCGCACGCGCTGCAGCATCTCTGAGTTCCTGATTTTCACGTGTTAGCCGGTCGTTGTTTTCGATCAGCCGGTTCACAGCGCCGATAACCTCGGCATCCTGTGCTGAGTCCTGCAACTTGAGGACTTCCTTCAAAGTCTTGTTCATATTCGAATCGATTTTTGAGTGATTGAGCCTGTCCATAAGCCGGATGACAGTCGAAGCATCCGTGAGATCGAGAGGTTTTCCCGTTTGACGGTCGAAAAGCACCAGGGCATTATGATTGGCCCCGATCGTGACAATGGACGCTTCACGGGCTGTCCAGCGCGTCACGGTCGGAAGCGTCTGCCCGGGAAGTTTCAACTCTGCGGCGTCACTCACCTCTTCGGGAGGCCAGGCTCCCATAGAAGCCATGCGCAGGAATCCGCCTTCGACCTTGTCGGCAATCTTCACCGCCTCGTCATCCTTCTCGTCGAAGAGGGCATCGGCAAGGATCTGCGTACCTTCAATACGGATGTTCTCCCAACGACCGATCGGAAGCTCCCAGTCCTTATGGTTGAGCAGGATCACGGGGTTCTTACGGAACTCCTCGAGATTAGCGCCGCTGGTGAGCATACGGAACCCGTAGGTATTGACCGTCTCGTCGTGCAACACGAATGTAAATCGTTTCATAAAAGCCATCATTTTTCGGCAAAATTGGATTGAAAACACCCGTCTTGCAAATTATATTGTATTGTTTTACAATTTATTACGCTTTAATTGCACTTTACATGCAGACCATTTATCCACGATTCGCTCCGTTCGGGTGAAGAGCTTACCTTTGGGGTGTAAAACAGAGATTTTTCATGACACAAGAGTTGGATAACAAGCAGAAGAAGGAGTGGGCGAAACTACTTTTCCTCACTACGGATCTCACCCAAGCCGAGATTGCCGTGAAGATCGGTGTCTCGAGGATTACTATCGTACGATGGGCCAAAGAGTGGGAGGGTCTCAAGTTGAATTTCCTCCAAACCCGTGAGGCACGGATCAAATCGACACTCATGCAGCTTAACGAACTCGACGAAAGCATCGCGGCGCGTGAGCAGGGTGCGCGCTATCCGACGGTCAAGGAGGCTGATATCCGGCGCAAACTCACCGCCGACCTCGAGGCGCTCGAACAGGAGGCCTCCGTGCGGGACATTGTCAATGTGTCAAGAGATATTCTCGACTATGTCCGAGCTATTGACCTGGAGAAGGCCAAGATGCTCTCGGACTATTTCGATTCATACATACAGGAACGGCTGAAATGGGTAAAGTAGATGACATGCGCGCCTGGAACGAATGGCGTGAATACCACCGTGCCCTGAAGCGCGACAAGGCGGTGGACAAACTCTCACCTGTGGAACGGATGAGGCGACTCGAGAAGCTCGAAAAGGATCCCGTTTCGTGGATGCTTTTCTTCTTCGCCGAATACACCCGGCATCCCTTCACTTCCTTCCAGAAGAAGGCGATCCGGCGGATCACCTCCAATCCGGAATGGTATGAAGTGCTCTCGTGGTCACGCGAGCTGGCCAAATCGACCATCGTCTTCATGTGCATCATGTATCTTGTACTGACGAAACGCAAGCGCAACGTGCTGCTCGTTTCCAACAGCCATGAGAATGCCACGCGGCTTCTGGATCCTTACAAGAAGTCCTTCGAACAAAATTCACTGTTAAAGGCTTACTACGGGGACCTGAGGGAGGCCGGCAACTGGACCGCCGACGAGTTCTCGCTGACCTCGGGCGCGGCATTCCGGGCGCTCGGTGCAATGGAATCGCCGCGAGGCACCCGCAAGGATGCCTTTCGCCCGGATACGATTCTCCCGGACGACTTCGACACGGATGCCGACTGCCGTAATCCCGACATTGTAAAAAAGAAGTGGCAGTGGTTCGAGGAAGCCCTGATTCCAACCCGATCCGTGAGCGGCGACCTGCTGGTCGTGTTCTGCGGGAACGTCATTGCCCGGGATTGCTGTGTGACGCGGGCCGGGGCCAAGGCCGACCATTGGGATATTGTGAACATCCGCGATGCCGAAGGCCGCTCGACCTGGCCCGAGAAGAACACCGAGGAGCGTATCCGCCGCATCGAGCAGACCATTTCCACCAAAGCCTTCCAGCAGGAGTATATGAACAATCCGCTTTCCGAAGGCGAGGTCATCAAGGAGGTGATCTGGGGAAAATGTCCGCCGATGCAACGGCTCCAGTTCGCAGTGGCCTACGCCGATCCTTCTCCGTCAAACGCCCGCAACAAGGCATCGAGTTTCAAAGCGGATTTTCTGCTCGGTTACTGCGACGGGACATTCTACGTCTATACGGGATTTCTCGACCATGTCACCAACGACGAGTTCGTGGACTGGTTCTACAACCTGCGCGATTATGCGAGCGAACGTGTGCAGGTTTATTACTTCATCGAGAACAACAGCCTGCAGGATCCTTTCTATGAGCAGGTGTTCCTCCCAATGTTCGCCGCCCGCGCCCGCGAACGGGGATTCATCGGCATCACACCCGACTGTCGCTGTAAACCGCCGAAATTCGAACGCATCGAGGGAAACCTCGAACCGTTGATCCGCCAAGGGCGCCTGGTACTGAATATCGACGAACGAGAGAATCCGCACATGAAACGCCTCGAAGAGCAGTTCCTGCTGCTCAACCGACAAATGAAATCTCCGGCCGACGGCCCTGACTGCATCGAAGGAGGCGTATGGATCATCAACCAGAAGATCTCCACGCTCAACGAGGGATCCTATACCATCGGTCAACGAGTACGCGCATCAAAACGTTTCTAATATGGCTTTTCTGACACCTGAAGAGTTGCAGACGCATCTCTATAAAGAGAATATCGAAACCATCGCCCGAGAGGACGATGCAATCGTGGCCGCGGCTATCGATGCCGCCATTGAGGAGGCCTCGGGGTATCTCGGGGCTTATGACCGTAAGAAGATCTTCGGCACCGAGGGTGACGAACGTAACGCACTGCTGTTAATTTTCGTCAAGGACATCGCCGTATGGCACTTCATCAACCTGTGCAATGCAGGAACGGATCTCCAGCTCCGGCAGGATCGATACGAACGGGCTGTCGCCTGGCTGAAGTCCGTCCAGCGCTCGGAGATCAAACCCAACCTACCCGTAATGGAGGATGCCGACGGCGACGGAAAGCCCGACCCCGCTGCCGGAGAGTACATTTTCGGGTCGAACCCAAAACGATCACAACATTTTTGATTATGGCACAAATAGGTTATAAGACATCTTCCCGAAAGAGTTCCGGCACGAAAGCCTCAAAGCCGATAGTGGTGCAGCAGATCGTTGTCCAGGCTCCGCAGCGTCGCGTGTACGACATCGGAGATTGGCGGTCAGCTTTGCGCTCGGCCGACAACGGACGGCCGAAATATCTCTACGACCTGTTCGAAGACATCATGATCGACGGAGTTCTCGCCGATGCGATCAACAAACGTATCGAGGCCGTGCTGAATGCTGAAGTCGTCTTCATGAATGCCCGGGGACAGGAAGAACCCGCCATCGCAGCGATGATCGACACGACAGCCTGGGAAACGCTCATCCGCGAAATCATGCACCGGCTGTTTTACGGCAGGGCGGGCGTGGAGCTCTTTTTCAACAGCGGATTCCACGTCGAACCTATCAAACCCAAGTATATCGACCTGGACAACTGTCAGATTCTGCTGAACGACACAGGAGATCGATCGGTACCGTACGACCAGGATCCGAACCTTCTGGTCGTCGGTCGTCCCGGGGACTACGGGCTGCTGCTCAAAGCTGCACCCTATGCTATCTGGAAACGCGGTGGATTTGGCGACTATGCTCAATGGATCGAGCTGTTCGGAATGCCTCAGCGTATCGGAAAATACAACACGTTCGACCCACAGAGCCGGGAACTGCTTAAGCAAGCCTTGGAAGAGGCCGGATCCGCACCTTATCTCGTCATCCCCAAGGAGGCAGACATTGAAACCAAAGAGGTAAATAGGGGGTCTGGCTCGTCATTCAATGAGTTCCGTCAGGCGACGAATGAAGAGATGCTTATCACGATCCTCGGACAGACGCTGACCACCATTCAGGGCGAGCGCGGAGCCCGCTCGCTCGGAGAAGTGCATCTGCAGGTCGAGGATTCGAAACACACGAGCGACCTGCGTTTTGTACAACGTACGCTCAATGAACGGCTGCTGCCTGTTCTGGAGACTTGCGGCTTACCCGTGAAAGGCGGCCGCTTCGTCTATCCGAAGGCAGCCGACCCGCTCTCCGTGGACGAAATCGTGAAGCTCTCGACGATCATCGATATCCCCGCAGCATTCATTCACGACAAGTATTCGATCCCCATGCCGGACAAAGGAGAGGTGATCGCCGGAGAAAAGTCGAATATGGTATTAGGCTCGCACCTTGAAACGGATACGGATGTCGAGGAGAAGGTGCGGAATGCCGACAACCGGAACATTTGGCGCCGCTTATGGGATTTTTTCGTCAAAGCCCCGCAGGGCGGGGCGTTCGATGGCACTGCCCTCATGCGGATGCAGGACAGTGATACGCTCGAAGAGAGGCTGATGGGACGTGTGGCCGCCTCGCAGCCCGCGTTCGACACGGAGCTATTTCGATTCCTTTCCGAAGACCTTTTGAAGGCCGTTCAACCGGAAGCTGACAGCATCGGGAATGCTGATATCGGGGTTGTGTACGGAGTACGTGACGACGCTTTACAGACAGCGATGGAGATTAACCTGTTCCAGTTCTCGGCAGCCAAAACCCTGGCCGAATTGCAGGAACTCAACCGCCTCTTCCGTGAAAGTAGTAATTTCGCCGACTTCGAACGTGAGGCCCGCAAGATTTGCACGGCATTCAACCGCGACTGGCAACGTACCGAGTACGACACGGCACTACTTACGGCCGAAGCCGCCAGCACCTACCGGCGGCTGATGGGCAAGACAAAGTTGTTCCCCTACTGGGAGTACCGGACGGTCGGAGACGATCGTGTGCGTCCGTCTCATCGCCAGCTCGAAGGGATCGTCCTTCCCTACAACGATGCCAGATGGAAGAAGATCTTCCCGCCGAACGACTGGCGATGTCGCTGCCGGGTCGTGCCGCGGATGGCCCATGAGGTCAAGAAAGAGACGGTCGAAGCCTCGCAACAGCGCGTGGATGAGTTCTTCGGAACGGCGACGTGGAAAAAAGCCGCAGCACAGGGTTGGGGCGTAAACCGTGCCCTCACCGGCGAGGTGTTCACGCAGAACCAGTTCTACATCCGCCGCTTCCAGAACAAGGCTTCGAAGCTACTTGGCCGACTCTACTACAACGACTGGGGACTCGACTCGTTTGCCAAACGCCTGGCGGCAGCGACGGAACCGATGCCCGAATACAGCGGTTCGGCCGCAGAATGGTACGAGGCTCACAAGACGCTACACGACTACAAAGGCCGCGAAGTCGTTATGGACGAGAAGGTGTTCCGAACTCATACGACCGGGAACTATGAGAAAGTGCGGGTGCCGTTACTGGCATGTGTCGAAGAGGTGCTGAAGAATCCCGACGAGGTTTGGTTGAACGATTATCACAGACCGTTCAGGAACATGAATTTCATAAAATTCTATGACGGAAAGGTGATCGACGTGATCTGTGAAGTGGATGAAAATCTCGAATATAGGATAACGACCTGGTTCGAGATCGTTCAGACTCCGAATTTGAAACAGAAAACGCGAAGCAGCCGCCACATTGACCCGCGATGGAGATACCGACGGGGCTTGCTTATAAAAAAGTCGTAGCGGCATGTCTTTGCGTCCGGACGTACTGTTGTTTACCTTGGGAACACGTCCTGCAGGTATCCGCAACGCCTTGGATAGCCAGTGTCATACCGCTGCTTCGGGTTAACGTACTCATCCGCTGTATCAAGCCCAGACTTTGGTCCCATGCCCCCATCACCCGCGAGGGATAGCAGAATTCGATTCACCCCCGGAATTGTACGCTTCGGAACAAATATACAAAATTTTTATGAAAATAGAAATCGACAAACTCCTCGAGAAGCGTATGGAGGAGATCCTGCAGGGAACGGCTGAAATCGTCGCTGAAACATCCGTCGGATATTTCCAGGACACGTTCCGGCACAAGGCCTTTGACGGGAATCCGTGGGCACCACCCCGGGTCCCCAAACAATCGGGGTCACTGCTCGTGCAGTCCGGAGCTTTGCTCAACAGCATCCGGCCTGTCGTGGTCACGCCCGGGCGGATCGTCATCGCGGCCGGAAACGAGAAAGTGGACTATGCCCGGGTACACAACGAAGGATTCAAAGGTGCGGTTGCGGTTCCGGCCCATATCCGGCACACGCGCCGGGGTGATCAGAGCGTTCGGCAGCACACCCGAAGGGTGAACATTCCCCGGCGACAGTTTATCGGCGACGCCCGGGAACTCGAAACCGAGCTGCAAAAAAGAATCGAGACTTATGTGGAATCCGTATTAAACAACTGATTATGGAAAAAGAACTCTTCATCGCCCTGTGCGATCAGCTGAAAAACAAAGTCCCCGAATTGCGATGGATCGATTCGGATCAGGGACAACTCAATGTTTCGGAACGGCCTCCGGTGGCCTTCCCCTGCTGCCTGGTCGAGATGAGCTACCCGCAATGCACGACCCACATGGCCGGAAAACAACGCGTGCGTGTGAGATTTCAACTGCAAGTGGCATTCAACGTCTGGGGTACGGCAAACGCATCCGCACCGCAAGAGAGTCGTGAAAAAGCGCTTCAACAGTACGACACCCTGCAGAATATACACAAGGCGCTTCAATGGTGGTCTTTCGGACGCAAGATCAATCCGACATCCCGGGTGTCGGTCTTAACGGAGAATAGGTCGAACGGATTGAAAATATTCCGGATGATCTACGAATCGGAGTTTATGGATTAACCCCAGTCGAACCCGGGAAACATCCGACGCAACTGGCGTTTGGTCGTACGTTGACGGATCAGCTTGTTGTAGAACTCGTCCTCGGCGACCAGGGCGTTGCTGATCGTACGGTCCTCGACGAAAAATTCATTGTCGGCAAGGATCTTCAGCACATCGTCGAAACGTCGCCGCTCCAACTCTGTCCAGTAGTAATAACGGGCCGTCAGGAGGCGGTTGCGCTTGGCGATTCGGTCTGCACGCGACGTGATGTTTCCATCTCCCGAACGGGGCAGAGAACGTGTACGCCGCCGGTTCCCGGCTTTCTCAATGGTCGGGCAGTGGAAAAGAATGAGTTGATTGTCTGACGTGTTACCCATATTGCAAAGATACGAAATTTTGCACTGGAGGAAACAAAAACGCTGCCGATTTTCGATTCTTGGCAGCGTTTTTATGTTATCAAACAATCCCCACATTCAGTAGAAAATCAATGCGAAGACGGTTGAAATATGTGAGTTTTATGTCGAATTTACGATATTCCGGATCTTGTGCCTCCAAATATTGCCGGAGTTCCTCCTGACAGGCTTTGCGCATCGCATCGACCGAGAGATTACCTCTTGGTCGATAAAGGCCTTCGAGATAGCGTTTGCGATAGCCGGGCCTTTGCAAAATAAAACGCACTCTATACATATTTACATCGAATCTCGGGACAGGAATAAGAATTATCGCATATAAAAACGGGATAATTATGGTATCAACTGAATGACATTTGCTCCATTCTGGAGTTTTTCAATGGCTTCAGGCATCTGTTTTCCGATTGCCTTGAATCTGGCCCGGCACTCCTGCTTTATCGTTCCTATGTAGTCGGACGGCCCGTGTTGGATAACATGTAATCGCACCTTTTCGACAAAATCTTCAATTATCAATTTCTTGGCGCGATCCATATCTCCAGTTAAAACACAAGCCCGAAGTTGCCAATCAACATGCGGAGAATCATTGCCTTGTGCAATCTTCTTTACATTGTTGGTCATAGCCCATAATTTGAAAAACAGAATAATTTGGAGGAGTCCAAAAATGAAAAACAGAATTCCAAGAATTACGAAATAAAGATCCATAAAATTATATTTTTAGTTA